AGATGATTCATATTGATCAAATAAAACGTGGTGATTTAGATTACGACGATGATAATGTACACTGGAAAGGTAAAAAATATTCAAGAGCTCAAATGAAAGAAGGAGCTAAAAACTTGCCTTGGGAAAAAGAAGCGTATAAAAAATCATAGACAAAATAAAAATGGCAAAAATTAAAAAACCAAGTAAAACACCTTTTTACAAGACTGGGTCTATTGACCCTAACACAAAAGAAAAACAACCAAAAGCTAAAGCAGGTGAAATACCTGGATTACAGGAGATTAAGCAAAGGTTTAAGGGCAAGTATGAAGTTACAGCTAAAAAAGGTCAAGTTAACAAATACAAATTAGTAGACAAGAGTGGTAATTCAATTTCCTACTCTGCTGGACCAAGAAGCAAAAAAGAAAAAAGAACTTTCGCTGAAGCTATAAACGAGTCAATGAAATGAAAAAAATACTAAGCCTTTTAACAGGTGGTCTTATTAAAGACGTTGGTGGTGTAATAGATAAGCTAACCACTACGGATGAAGAAAGATTAGCTGCTAAGCATAAAATACAAGAATTATTAGAACAAGCTGATAAAGACGCTCAAGCTCAAGTAACTGATCGTTGGAAGGCTGATATGGCTAGTGATAGTTTTTTATCTAAAAACATACGCCCATTAGTTTTAATATACTTAACTATAGTTTTCACTGTGTTATCTTTTTTTGATGGTAATATTGGTGGGTTCAAAGTTGCTACGCAATACATACCTATATTTCAGTCATTATTAATAACGGTATACGGTGCTTACTTTGTAGGAAGGACTTGGGAAAAGTCTAAACAATCAGGTAATAATAAATAGTAATAAATAAAATGTCTAAAACAATTAAATTAAATCAAATGGAAAACAAGATCACAGAAGAAGAATTAACATTATTAAAAGAGTTGCAAGGTAAATTAAACCAATCTGTTTCACAGGTAGGATTTTTAGAAACTCAAAAGCACTCTTTATTACACGCGATTGCAGAAATCAATTCTGATGTTGAAAAACAAAAGTCTGAGCTAGAAAATAAATACGGAAGTATTACAATTAATCTAGAGGACGGTAGTTTTGAAGAAGTTAAACAAGAAGAAGCTTCAGCAGAGTAATTATGTCATCTATTATAAGAAAAATTAGTATAGGCTCTGATTATAAAAACGATGCGATGCATTATGCATTGGGTCAATCAGTATATGGTGGTCACGAAATATCACATATACTTTATGATGAGTCTAAAAATTCTTATAGTATACATATAAAAAAAGACAATGAGATATTGCCATGGAAGAAATTTAATTCTAACATGGCTATATCCGTTGAATATGATTTAAAATACTAATGAGAAGTGTTTTTGACTTTATAGTTAAACCTATAGAAGGACGATATAAAAATGATATAGATGTTAATGGTAAAAAACTTATACTTAATTCTAATATAGAAAATTTTAAGTTTATAAGTAGAACAGCAGAAGTAATAACTGTGCCATTATCACTAAAGACATCAATACAACCTGGTGACATTGTTATAATTCACCACAACGTATTTAGAAGATATTACAATCAAAAAGGAGAAGCTGTAGACAGTAGTAAACTTTTTAAGGAAAATCTTTATTTTTGCCAACCAGATCAAATTTATTTATACAAAAGAAATGGTAAATGGAAACCTGTAGGTAACAGATGTTTCTTAATGCCAATAGAGAATAACGATAGTTTCTCAATGGATAAAGAGCGTAAGGATGTTGGTATACTAAAAATTGGTAATAGCTCGTTAGAAGCGCTAGAAATAGCCGAAGGAGACTTACTTGGATTCAAAAGCAATAGAGAGTTTGAGTTCATAGTTGATGATCAACGACTTTACTGTATGGAATCTAATGATATTTTATTAAAGTATGAATATAAAGGAGACGAAAAAGAATATAATCCTGGCTGGGCAAAAAGCAGTTGAGGAATTAATTCAAGTAGCTAAAGAAAAAATAGTTGACTCAGACGATGATATATCTGCTGATAGATTAAAAAACGCTGCAGCTACAAAGAAGCTAGCTATTTTCGATGCTTTTGAAATACTTAGTAGAATAGAAGAGGAAGAAAAGCTTTTGGAAGAAAAACCAAAAGATGTTAAACAAGAAAAATCTTTTAGAGGTTTTGCTGAAGGTAGATCTAAGTAATGTATAAGCAAACGCTAGTACGTACTGTAAAAGATCATATAAAGCCAGCAGTACTCAAAAGAAATAATAGATACAAAAAGTGGGAAAAAGGCTATAACCCTGAGTATGATGTAGTTATAATAAGTAGCGATGGAACTATAGGTGAAATCATAGAGATTCAAAACTTAAAAATAGCATTACCGTTAAAACCTAAGAACGTTCACAAATGTTCTCAGGATAAAAAAGATCAAGTTTGGACGAAGTTGGAATATCCAAAAGAACTATCTAAGATAAAGAGTGTTTTTGATTGGGAAAAATATCCAACTGATTTTAAAGAAGAGTGGTACGAATACATAGACAAAGAGTTTGAAAAAAGAGAAAAAGGTTTTTGGTTTTATAACAATGGCAATCCGACTTACATTACTGGTACTCATTACATGTACTTGCAATGGTCCAAGATTGATGTTGGGGCAGCAGATTATAGAGAGTCAAACAGACTATTCTTCATATTCTGGGAAGCTTGTAAAGCAGACAAGAGGTGTTATGGAATGTCGTATCTCAAGAATAGACGTTCAGGATTTTCATTCATGGCGTCTGGGGAGACAGTTAATATGGCCACAATATCAACGGATTCACGGTTTGGGATATTGTCCAAATCTGGCGCCGACGCAAAGAAAATGTTCACAGATAAAGTTGTACCCATTTCTAGCAATTACCCCTTTTTCTTCAAACCAATACAAGACGGAATGGACCGGCCGAAAACAGAGCTCGCCTATAGAGTCCCCGCGTCAAGGCTCACCAGACGTAAACTTAACGAAGGTGAAACCGAAGAAGAACTAGAAGGATTAGATACAACTATTGACTGGAAGAATACGGGAGACAACTCCTATGATGGTGAAAAATTAAAACTATTAGTACACGATGAAAGTGGAAAATGGGAACGACCAGATAATATATTAAACAACTGGCGAGTTACAAAAACTTGTTTAAGACTAGGTAGTAAGATCGTTGGTAAATGTATGATGGGTTCAACCTCTAATGCTTTAGAAAAAGGTGGTGGGAACTTTAAAAAACTTTATTATGCCTCAGATGTTACAAACAGAAACCGCAATGGGCAGACTAGCTCAGGACTATATTCTTTGTTCATACCTATGGAATGGAACTACGAAGGATTCATTGATGCTTTTGGATTACCTGTATTCGATAACCCAAAAAAAGAAACTAGAGACCCTGGCGGCGATTTAATAACTCACGGAGTTATAGAGCATTGGGAAAATGAAGTAGAAGGTTTAAAAAACGATCAAGACGGTTTAAATGAATATTATCGTCAGTTTCCAAGAACAGAGAAACACGCTTTTAGAGACGAAGCTAAATTATCTTTATTTAATTTAACTAAGATATACGAGCAAATAGATCACAACGAAGAGTTTGCTAATAACAAGACAGTTACTAGAGGAAGCTTTCAATGGGAGAACGGTATCAAAGATACAAGAGTTATATTTACACCAAATAAAGACGGTAGATTTCTTATTAGTTGGATTCCACCTATAAACCTTCAAAACCGTGTGATAGTAAAGAATGGGGTTAAGTTTGCCGGCAATGAACACATCGGTGCTTTTGGCTGTGATAGTTATGATATTTCAGGAACTGTAGACAACAGAGGTTCTAAAGGTGCTTTGCACGGTTTAACTAAATTCAGTATGGAAGACGCTCCAATTAATATGTTTTTTCTAGAGTACATAGCTAGACCTCAGACAGCTGAGATGTTTTTTGAAGACGTACTAATGGCTTGCATATTTTATGGCATGCCAATACTAGCAGAGAATAATAAACCTAGATTGTTATACTATTTTAAAAGAAGAGGTTATAGAGGCTTCTCTATAAACAGACCGGATAAGGTATTTGCTAA